CAATAAATTTACCACCATAGATTGCATCAAAATCTTCGAATGTAAACCCAATACTTTCAGGTCCAACACTTGTTTCACTAACCCATTTGATTGTTGATAAAGGAATCTTCTTCTCTTTAAGTTGTGCTTCCCATCTACCCAATACTTCTTGAGCAATCTCACCTAAGTTAACTCCTTTGAGTTCTCTGTCCTTTTTAAAGGGATTACAAGACGCTTGTACCAATCCCATAGGCCAAGACATAATTAAAAAGTCAGCCTCAGGATTGTTCTTAAATGGGGTATAACGGTCATACGAACCTGGCTTAAACATTGAACCCCCACCATACTGTGATATTATACTATCTTCAACCTTTGGAACACCTTCCATTGATTTCATATAATCTTTGGCATTCTGTTGTAATTCTTCAGGATTGACTGCGTTTGTACGTTTCATCCATTCTTTAATGTTAACAAGAATCGACATCAATGATGGTTCAGAATCCATAACTAATCCTTCCAAAAACCCTGGCTTGTTTTTAAACGCTAATAATAGTTTGTTGATTACAAACCCTAATAACAATTTGTTTCTTTGTAGTGGTTTCTCCTTATCAAATCTATACAGGTAGTTAACAACGTCTTCAGGTGTAATGTCCTGACGAGCAAAATCCGCAGAATCCACGGTATTAATTAGTAGTATATCGGCACTTGGAAATAAATCTTTGGGAGAAACAATTTGAGATATTGTCTCAACATTTGAACGAGCTTGTCTAAATGACTTTGATGTTTCTTTATCCGCACCGACTTGTCTATCGTGGTGGTCAGTATGAATTTTGAACATTGGTTTACCATGAGCAAAATCAACTAAAACTGGCATCACATCCCCTTTTGCATCATTCTTTTTAACCGAAAACTCTTTATCTCCATATTGAATTATGTGAGAATCAATAACCTTAATACCATTATCTTCAAGATATTTCTTCATTGCAATAGCAGTCGTAACACCGTCCAAGTCTTGGTGAAAATAAATTTCAGCTTTGGGATATCTCTTCCTCAAAGCTGAAATGTCTCTTATTCCTGATTCTGATATTATTTTTTTCATTAAACTCCTAACCAATTTAAAAACGTATCTACTGGTCCACCTTCTTTAGCGATAAGGTCTTTCAATAATTTTCTATCTTGTTCTGGCATCTTATTCCACGTATTTTCACCCCACCTACCATCTGAAGGATATACACCAATTTTTGATTGATATTTTGAAATAGCAGCTTCTGTTGCCGAATTACGTCCTGTCTTACCATCTTCAACTAGTCCAGCTCTCATTGTTTTATTCAAAAACTTCTGAACAGCTCTCGTCATATTTTTTTCTTCACTTTGTTCTGTAATTACCTTTTTGATTACTTTAGCTAAATCATCTTCAGTTAATCTTATAATTTTTTTTCCCATATTAGTATTTTAAAGTTAGTAAGTATTTCGATTGATTTATTAAACCCAACATTTCATCTCTTATGTTTAATAGGTCAGTGTCATATCTTCCATCTAATTGGTCAGTCATTCCAACTAAAAATTCTGTTATACCATCCATAAACTTTTGAATACTCAGCGATGAAATGTCTTGAAACATTAAAGCGAATTCAGGGTCAAACTCAGGTCTACCATACTTACCCATCATAGTTTCGGTAAACGTATCAATAAGGTCTCCTAATCCATCATAAATTTGTCCGTAGGTTCTGTGTTTGGCATCACCAAAAGTTTGCCAGTGTAAAAACTTCCATTGAAGTTGGATTTGTACTAATTTTTTTATTAATTCTTCTTTCATATATTTTTTTTTAAATTGCTGCTAAAGCAGCTTTACCCAATTGATTACTAAAAATACTCCCAAATAATCCACTTATAGGATTATCGTTTTTATTTGATGTTGATTGTGATGATGGTTGAGATGGCTTATCGGATGAATTATCACTTGATTCGCTGTCATTATAATTTTGTGCAATATAATCACTAGTTTTAGGGTCATCGGCAACTTTTTTTCTGAATTCAGCATCATTAGATAATTTTTCTTCAAACGTAGTTAATGAAGGAATTCCAAAATAAGCCAACAAATTATTAGCAACAATAAATTTTCTAAACGCAGCTCTTCTATCTCCCCCAGCTTGAACGTTTAACCACCATCTTTTTATTCCTGCCTCGGGTACAACACCATTTTTAATATAGTAATTTGTTAATCTTTGTCCTTGAAAATAATCTTTAAGTCCTCTACCAAATTTACCTCCTGCCATAACTTCTTTCGCACCGGCACCAATTCCACTTATAGCACTTCCACCACTAATCTCTTTCAACCCTGATTTTAATTTACTACCTAAATTTGAATTCACTTTTGTAATACCTTGAACTGTTTTTTCAACAGCGGGTGATTTTACATATTTTCTTAATTTAGCAAATTTAGCAGCCGCTTCAGGATTTTTGGCTAAATATTGAGTTAATTTTACACCTCCCTGTTTCATAGCAACAACCCCTTCTCTACTTCCTTTAAATAATTTGATAATTGGTGACGCAATCCAATTTCCTACACCAGGTATTAAACCAATTAACATTATTGCCGCATATAGTTTTTCACCCTTAAAAAGATAATAACAAATTAATGCTATGTCCGCTATTCCTCCAATAACAGGTATAAATCCAGCAGCCATTAACACGTTTTCCAAGCTTAACAACGACTCATTGAGTACTTGTTGTTCCTTGATTAAATTTAATTGCTTTTTGTTTATAATAATATCCGCCATTTTATTTATAATATCCTATAAATATCCTATAAATAAAAAAAAGGGTCATAACGACCCTTTAATTATAAATCTAATTTAGTTTGTTTCTTTTTGTCGATGAAGTGTTGAACTCTTTCTCTCGCAACTTTAGAATAATTCTCGCTCAATTCAATCCCTATCCACCTACGTCCACCAATCTCAGCCGCACAGACACTTGTACCAGAACCTGTAAATGGGTCAAGAACAATATCGTTCCTGTATGTAAGAATTCTGATAGCTTTCATTGGTATATCCATTGAGAATGTTGCTTTAGTCATTTGTTTTGTATCAGCAAAGTAATCCCATTGTCCGTACACCAACTCCATAAATTCTTTCTTATGTTCGTCTTGATATACTGTTTTCTTTTTTGTTGTTCCGTCCTCCTGTTCAATGTCCATAACCTCACCAACCCATTCAGGTTCTCCCTTAATCTTCTTTATGTGAGTCTTCTTATACGCCAACAACACACATTCTTTTGGGTTATAGATATAAGGTGCCGATGGTGACATCCAAGAACCCCACGCAGTAGTCTTACTTCTGTGTGGAGAATCTTCTTCCAAATCTACAATACCATAGAACTTATAACCAATACTCTTCATCACTTGCCAAAGTTCAGATACCATCAGTATTCTTCCACCTTTGTCCTGTCTGTTAATTTCATAAGGAATATTCAAAGCAATTCTACCATCATCTTTTAATACTCTATAAGCTTCTCTTAACCAGCTAGCACTGAATAATTTGTACTGTTCAAATTCTATATCATCGTTAAATGTGTCGTATGCAATTCCAACACCATAAGGTGGCGAAGTAACAATTAAATCCACAGAAGATTCTGGCATCTTCGCCATCACTTCAATACAATCCCCATTAATAACTTTCCCAACGTAATCTTCTATCATAACTTTCCCTCTTGTTTTAATTGTTCTCTAATTTTAGTTGCCGATATCTCACCAACCTCTGTTGGTGGGACGTGTTCAATAATATCATACCCAACTCCTCTTCCAAAGTTTACTGATTCGATATCAGGGATTTTGATAATTTCAACTCTTCCTTCACTAATTAAATCCAACAATTCAAAAACTATATTTGAATGGACTTGTTCAGTTGTAAAGAAATTTTTTTCATCAGGTTTGACATCTCTGATACAAATCAAAACATTTTTACCTTCCTTTAACCTTTGGTCGATTAACCATCTATGACCAGAATGCCACGGTTGCCATCTTCCGATAAACATTGAATATTGTTTACCTGAACTATTCTTTAGTTTCGGGTCTCCTTCTACATGTATTTTCATGGTTAATTCTTATTAAAATTTTTATTATAATCATTATTATCGTCAACTATACCAACCTCATCATTTCTGTAAAAGATAACTGTATGGCTTTCTTCGGGTTCTTCATCAATAAAATAATATAAAGCCAAAGAATACCTTGAAACGTTTTCAGGACAGTTCAATGGGTGTGGATGTCCGTGTGGTGCACCATCTATTGTAAAAATAACAGCTCTGTTGAATATTGGTTCGACCTCTATAACTTTTTTTGTTCTTTCTTTATTCCAAAGTTCTAAATTACTCCCCCAATTTTTATCCCAATCTTTATTAAGATAAATTAATAAGTTTAATTTTCTCCTATGTTTCGTGATTGGATGATTGTTGTAATCAATATGAATGGATAATTTCCCACCCTTATTTATCTTGTGAACACCTCCACCCATTAATAAAGGGTCTCTAAATAATTTCTTAATACCTGTCAAATTCTCCAAATGTTTCAGAAATTCAGGGGTGTTTAAATAATCAAATATTAGTGATGTAATCGGTACTTTTGCTTTAACATATCCAATATCATCGTTTTCGTCAGGAATAAAAAATTTATTCACTTGGAATTCTTCAACCCACTCCATTTTGTTACTACTCCATTCTTCATGATTCTGTAACTCCTCAAGACATTTGGTCATCACAAATTCAGGAAGGAAGTTATCGATTACAACATATGGAAAAGGGTATGCCCCTTGATAAGTGGTTTTTAATTTTTCAAAAATTGTTAAATCAATCATAATTTATTTTTTCACGTAATATAAAACTTTTTTTGCTGATACCTCGATACTTTCATTAGTTGTATCTAAGTCGAGATATTTTTCTGTTGGTTGTACGTACTCCTTCACAAAGTAATCTTCTCGACCTCTCGTTTGAGATGTATGAACATAGATTTCAACTAAGTTATCCCCCATCTTTTCCTTGAACTTATCTCTTTGGTCTTTGTATGGGGAAACCAAAGATACCAATACATCTTTACCTTTATTGTTGAGGTATTGAGCTATTTGTTGTGCGAGTTCAATATTTTTTCTACGACCTTGTTCTGAGTAATCTTTATTCTCGAACAGGTCTCTCAAATCATCACCATCAATGTGAAAGATTCTGTTGTCCTTGAGTTCTGAGATTTCTTTACAAATGGTTGTCTTACCTGAGCCAGGTTGTCCAGTTAACCAAATAATCATTTCTCTAAGTTTTTAATTTTTCTATCCAAGTAAAATGCCGCTTTTTTCAAATCTTCGAGTTCTTTGGTGTCATCTTTCTTACCCGCCCTTGCAACGTACTTTACTACATTGAAGAGGTACGCATCCGAATCTAACCCCCAAGCTTCGCAAACTTTAATTACTTCATATGGATTATCAACTCCACCATAGTGAGCTGGTCCATTTACCATTTCTTTACTCATTACTTTTCTATTTTATAAGAATCTTTATCATAGTGATTTAAATTAAAGATTTCTACGTTATTTGAGTACACCATTTCTGCTGATTCATCATCATAAAATTCTCTCCAATCTTTATCATCAAAGATATTATCGTTTATTTTAATCTCAACTTGTTTTTTCAATTCACCTGACTGATAATAATCACTATTAATTATAAATGGTATCTTACTGTAATCCTCATACAAGTTTTCCATTCTAATAAAAAAATCAGGTGTCCTGCGAAACTTTATTATTGGTTTTTTTTCTCCAAATCGTGTAAAATATCTATAATCTAAAAATCTTTTAAATTTCTCTTTATAATTCTCAACTAATTTATTCATTCTAAACATTGATACTTCAAGAGAATACGGATTTCTAATTGATGATATAAAGTCATATTTTTCATTCCCGTCAAACAAATCACAATAATGAGCAGCATCTAACTTTTCATCATATAATTCTTTCTTACCATCGTAATGAACATAGTGTTTGAAATCATAATGCTTCAAAATTGATACCATATGATTACTTCCTGTTCTAGCGATTAACCATACAAAAGAATTGTTTTTTTCAGAAATCGTGCTATAAACTTTGTTATGACTCACAATTACTTAGATTTTTTTTCAGGTTTACTGCCTTTCTTGTAAGGTTTCTTCTCAACTTGTTCAGTTGGTTGGTCACTTGATTGTTCTGTCACTTCTTCAGCAACTTTTTTACCTCTTGATAATTTCCATTCTGTTTTGGAAATGTAAGCCCATGATGAACCCACCATGTTATAGGCTGTTTTTTCATCTACTCTTTTGATGTCACCTACTTGTACATCTTTACCTGCTCTTAATGCTTTAATACACTTCATTGGTTGTTTCCTCCATGTTTTTTTTATTATTTATAATAGATAGAATTTCTTCATCAGTTTTTCCCTGAATGAATAGTTCATATATCTTTACACTTTCATCATCTTCAAAAGTGAGTCCATCACTTTTTCCATAATAGTTTTTTAAACCACCATTGGTTAATGCGTTATAACATCTCTCAAAATTTACGTAACGTTGATTGAATCCCATAAAGCAAATATAGGAAATTTAATCTTCTGAGTCAAAGTTTTTTATCTTTTCTAAATTAACTGATTGGAAAACATACGCCATAACCTTTCTTTTCATAATTGGAATTAGGGTTGCGTCCATTGGAAATCTATGTGTTGTTTTCATTTCAAACACAGAAAAATCGTGATGATTTCCTAAATCTTTCCATGTTGAGTATGTGTCTATTAATGTTGAAAGAGTAATATCTTTCGGCTCGTCCTTATAGATAAGATTGAGGTGTGTTTTATTATTAATATCATCACCTTTAACTTTCTTGATTTGATATTCCCAAACGTATAAATTACTGTCTTCTTTATCGTAATAAAATATGTAACCAACACCTCCATTTAAAGAATGTTTATTCTTTTTGATTGAGATGGTAACCGCATCGTAAGCCATGTTCCAAATTGACTTTGCCATATTGAATGCATCAAATAATTTGTTACCTGAATATCTAATAGTTTTGTCTAACTCAGTTTCTTCTTCCGTGCTTAACTCTCTCGGTTTTTTTGGGTAAAG